CAGTAAAAGTTATTTGAGTTGCAATGAAGTTATCTGCGTATTTACTACCTGCAGTTGATACATCCCAAGGAGTACTTAAAGTATAACGCACAATATTTCTTAAATATGCTGAAAATATAAGCATCTTAGTACCATCAGGACTAAAGTATAAACCTTGTGGTTCCAGTATATTAGTAGCCGTTCCTAAATCATAGTTACTATCATACGATGCAGTTGATATATCCCATGCAGTACTCAAATGATATTCATATACCTCATCATTCCAATCACCAAGAACAAACATCTTTGTCCCATCGTCTTTAAAGAAAAGATCTGTGGGAGAGAGATCTTGTGAACCTGTTGAAAAGAAATTGACGGCAGTTGCTGATGTTGGATCATAAGGAGTTGAAAGTGTATATTCATCTACACCATCACCTGTTGAACCAACAATATACATTTTAGTTCCATTAGGAGAAACATATATTCCTCTTGGAGCAGTTTCTTGTCCACTAACATTAAGTGTCTTCCTAGCGGAAAAATCTATATATCTTCCTGCAGATAAAGACTCACAATCTATACCAGATATAACATTCTCTCTAGAAAAAGACGTAAAGGAGCTCATCATCCCCAAACCCAAAAAGGGATTCTTAACATCGGACATTATTATATACACTCATACTAGGTATTCATGAGTATATATACTTTAAATAAAATATAATTATTTATTGTATCACATTATACAATTATTGTTTATGCATCCTCATAAAGCACTGTCGCTGAACGTCCAGTAAGTGCTCTTGCCCATACATATGCAGCACTACCAACATGAGTTAATTCAGAAACAGTTTTCTTTACTTCTCCTTGATAGGCTTTATAAACTAATCCAGGTTCTGTTCCTGCTGGTGCAGTGTTAGCAGCAGTAAAATTAATTACTATAGGATTATTACTCTGGCATTGAAACGTGATAGTGGCTGTATTATCACCAATCTTTATATATGTACTAATGCCGACTTCTGTAGTTGCGAGTGCCATTATATCTAAATGATAGTTCTATCTATAGGTTATTTATAAAACTTGAATAACTCCAACGCAATCAGGTATCTCACTCATCAATTTCTTCTCTATACCTTGCTTCAATGTCATAACACTCATAGCACAAGTCTCACATGCACCACCTAATCTAACCTTTACTATACCAGTTTCCTCTTCTATCTCTACAAACTGAAGGGATCCTCCATCTGCTTCAATATAAGGAAGAAGTTCTTCTAGAACTATTACTACATTTTCTTCTGTTAATTCCATAATCGTGTTAATTGTCGAACATCAGTTACACCATAAAGAGCCTTACATGTTTGCTCTGCATCTTCTCTTAGATTAGAAGGGCAAATAAATTCAACCTTAGTTAATCTATTTGAACTAAGTAAGATCTGTGCTGACCATTTAGTTTCCTTCATAAACCTCTCCTATCTCCCAACACTCTATACCTTCTTCTCTAATTATATCCATAGTAAGTTCTGCACGATTAGATGGAACTACTACACAATATCCAACACCAAGATTAAATACTCTTCTCATTTCTTCTTCATCTACATTACCTTGTCGTTGAATCTCTTTAAAGATCTCTGGTACAGTCCAAGAGTTCCAATCTACATCGATTCTGAGTCCTTCTGGTAAACATCTAGGAAGATTTTCAACTAATCCACCACCAGTAATATGAGCCATACCATAGATCCAATCCCCTTCATCCAACAATCTCTTAACTACAGGTGCATAGATTGTAGTAGGAGTAAGTAACTCAGGGTGCTCCGCATATTTTAACTTAAGTCTAACTAAAAGATAATTAACAAGACTATATCCATTACTATGAAGTCCACTACTTGCTAAAGCAATAACTTTATCACTTGGTTTAATAGCAGATCCATCTATAACTTTATTCTTCTCTACGATACCAGTACAGAATCCTGCCATATCATAATGAAGTTGTCTTGGATGTTCAGCAGTCTCTCCACCTAAGAGATCCATACCTGCTATCTCACATCCTTTTAAAATACCTATCATAATATCTGCTACATTATCATCAACCTTCTTAGTAGAAAGATAATCTAAAAAGTATAATGGAGTAGCACCACATGTAATCACATCATTAACACACATAGCAACTAAGTCTTGACCTATGGTTGTAAAGTCATTTGCAGCTGTACATATGTTGAGTTTAGTTCCGACACCATCAGCACCAGAAACTAAAATAGGTTCATCATACCCTGAAGGAATCTTAATCATTCCACCAAAACCACCAATACCAGGTGCTTTCTCTCTGAGTTTTTCTACAAAAGCATTACCTGCTTCAATATCAACACCAGCAGTTTTATAATCTAACACAATTCCCTCCTTTTTAAAGTCAAGTGGATCATCCCAAGCCATAATAATAACTATCCTTGCCAGATCATATCAGGCATTGGGGAGCCTTGTCTACCTGCTGTTAACATAAGGATAACATATGCAACAAACCAAATGATGTTGAACAACCATGCTTGTCTGATCAAATACTTTCTTACACCCATAGCAGTATTAACATTTGCTACTGCTTTAGGATCATACTCATTACCTTTTGATCTGAGTATCTGTTCTATGATCACTGCAATGATTGATCCTACCACTAATGGATAGAATACAAAATTTGCAAATGACATTATGCCGATTAAAAAAATCATTTTTCTATAACCTAAATTTTAATGGTGATACTAAGTCAACCTTAATTGGTTCTAACTCAACCTTAATTGGTTCTAACTCAACCTGTATTGGTTCCTTAAGAATATCAGGCAGCTTATATAATGCTATAGCTGTGAATATCTGTGGAACTAAAAAGGCAACGATTAGTATTTGTGTTCTCATCGTTTTACGATTGAAAGTACATTTCAGTCATCATCCTCGTCATCCCAAGGATCTTCCAATTCAGATTTTAACTCCTGAATTCTATCTTGTAAAGCCCTGTATTCCTCCAAATCACATTCTGTCTTCTTTTCAAAATTTACACCTAATAACTCAGTACCAGGTTTGACATCTCTCATCTCTGGATGTACTGGTTTCTTTACTTCAGTAGTCCACTCACCTGATAAACGACCAGCATTAAAATCTTGAACTGCTTTAGATCTCCATCCAGAAATAACAGAACGAACTGCCCAAACTAAAAGAAGAATCCACGTAAGTATAAAAACTGCGTCTGTTACTGGGTTCATCGACTAAACAATCTCTCAATAGGTACTTGTCTTATCTTTTCAATAACCTGAACTTGCCTTATCTTATCAACCACATCAGTTTCTACTCTATCAGTAATCTTATCAATAATATTTACATCAAGGTGCATGAATGGTGGAATGATTCCTAGTATTCTAAGAAGACCATCAACAAATAATGCAAGACAAGTAAACCCAAGAATCATACTAATGATAGTTGCTTCTCGGTTATGTTGTGCCATTGAGGCTTCATCAATACGACGTGCCTCTTCTACAGCAAACTCAATCATAGAGTCTACTTCTTCTTTGGTGTAACAAATTTGTTTGATTTTGTCTTCGGTCATCGAACCTCGAAGTTTAATTTGCGTACTTTTCGTTTTCGTCGCTGTTCTTGCCATTCTAAATCTTGTGATGTGAGACCTTCTTGATCTTTTTTCTGATTAGATTTTACTACTACTATATTAGTTAGGTTTCGAGCAGTGAATGTATCACCAGTAACAGTTAACATGTTAGGGCATCCACAACTTTTAGTTTGAGAATCCCCTTTCAGTTCCGTTCCACACTCTTTACACCTTACGATAATCATTTTACTACGTGTTTACAGCTTTCCAGTCCCTATCAAACAACTCAAGTCCTTTATCTGTTAAGATGTTACTATACATCTTTTCAAATACTGTTGGTGGCATGGTTACTATGTTTGCACCATATCCAAAACAGTCACTTACATCTTTTACATTTCTCAAAGATGCAGCAAGCACCCCAGTGTGAACATTATGTTGCTTATATACAGAGACAATATCTTTTACTAAATTTACACCACCGAAAGAATTATCATCTACTCTTCCTACGAATGGTGAAATATAAGTTGCCTTAGCTTTTGCTGCAAGAATTGCCTGTGCTACAGAAAATACTAAAGTAACATTTACTCTGATTAGTTCTCTACGAAGTTCTTTGCAGGTTAATAAACCATCAGAAGTGCAAGGAACTTTTATTGTAGCAACTTCTCCGAATATACTATGTAGTCTTCTTCCCTCTACAGTCATCTCAGGAGAATCACCAACGACCTCCATACTAATATCTTTAACACCAATATCTGCAATCTCTTTATATACCTCTTCTGGATTTCTACCACTCTTCATAATAAGAGTTGGGTTAGTCGTTACTCCATCAATCAATCCAGTGGAGAAATACTTTTTAATTAATTCTGTATCAGCAGTATCTAGAAAAATTTTCATGGGAGTTGGATCTATCATCTTATTCCTTTATATATGCTTATGGGTAAATTATACGACAAAAAAAGGAGGTTGTAAACCTCCCTTTTGTTTCAATCAAGATATATCAGATTGATAATGATCCATTCCATGTGTATTAAATGTCCTTTCTACATCAATTGTATGACCATTCTCATCTTTATATTTCATAGGGCCAAACATTTTTAAAGTATCCCTGATTAATCTCTTAACATTAGAGTGTTCTCCATTGTCCCACTTTTCTTTACTACTATCTGCATTATGAAAAAATACAAGTTCAATTGCATAATGATTAGGATAAATCTTGGTGTCAGTAACTGCCTCCATAATTGCTCTAATCATTTTTGAAGGTATTGCAGTACCTGCTTTCACAACTATGGTATGATCATTACGTAAACTATCTGCTTTACGATCTAGTTCCTTTAAATTTTCAGGATGTGCTGTATCATACTTTGCTATTTTCTGACCACTCTTAGCTAAAATTTTACTTTTATATCTTTTTTCTGCTTTCGCAACAATAGCAGCAGGTTGTCTTCCTTTAAATCCTAACCCTTTAACAAGGTCTTTACCATAAGTAGTTTGATCTCCACTTATTGTAGTACCCTTTTCCTTAAGACCAATCAAAGTTTTGATCGCATCTTCTTCATCATTCTCTAACTTAGCAATATTTTGTCTAGGATTAAATAAATTACCACAATATCTTACCTCATCCATATTGAAATCTTTACCTATTTCTTCTGGAATTCTCACAGTTTTGATAGTGTTTATATTAAGAATTCCATCTATACCTTTGATTGTATGGTTTCCATCACCAACTAAATCACCATCATCAGTTGACATTCCTTCCCAAATCACAACAGGTTTTTGATATTTTAGACCCGTCTCTCTCAAACCATCTTTAATACGGCCAATATGTTGCAAATCTTCAGCTGCATATCTAGATTGAACTGATTCCAAATCTTTTATAGAATCAAATTCTTCTTCCTGAATCTCACCATTCTCAATCTTATTGTTAACAGATTCAACCAACTTATGACATTTTTCTATGTCAATCAATTCGTTATTACCTGTAGGTGCTACTGCATTATTGTAGTATAATGGATTGCTTTTTGCACTAACTTCACTTTGAAGTTTACTTTCAAGGTTTTGCATATCAATATAAAGTCCGTAATTAATAATTTTGTAATAGAATAAAGGTTCGGATCCACTAAACAAACGACAGAATTTGGTATTTAATGAACTGTGCCAATAAGTACCATCAAACATACCTAATTTTGAACCAATATATATCTCACCAGTTTTATAATGAGTAAATGAATAGACATAAGCATCATAAAGACCAACTCCATTTAAAACAGAATCATCTATGCTTATAATTGACGGTGGATGCTTCATTAGGTTATGATATCGCTCTGCAATCTATCTCCTAAAACTGTTTTCATCAGATTTAGGGATAATTGTTGTGGTCGTTGTTTCCATCCGTACCAATTGGTTTTCTTTCCAGTATTATATGGAGGAAACTTCCCTTTGTCAAGATATTGTTCAGCAGTACAGTCATATACATTATCTCCATGCTGTAGCCACCAATGCTTTTCTCCACGATAATCCTCACCACTCATAGGAACCAACTTATCAGTATCAATCAAATAATATAATGCCTGTGATGAATGATAACAATGACCATAATATCTAACAGTCCCTACATCACTACGATTCATTAAAGACTTCTTTCCTTTAAGAAGATCTTCTGTAAGATTTTTCTGTATCAATCCCATCACCAGACACATGTTTAGTTCGCTGAACCTATATGCTTCAAAGGTAAGTGTTCTAGTTTGAAATATTTTTTTATCTTTGTACCTATGCCTTTTAACTTTCTTGATCATCATCCAATATATCAAGAGAAATAATTTCTATATCTTCATCACCATCTCTCTCTTCCAACTCAATCCAATCTTCAAACTCTGCATAAAGTGCGATCTTATCACCCACCAATTCTGTTGATTCTACTTTATTGATAGCCCATTCTCTATTATAAGCAAGAACATCTTCAGTCGTTTTCAATTCCATAATAGTCTTTTCTGAAGTATCTAGAGAGGATGTTACTATTATAGTACTTTGGTGTTCCGTCGTCAAGGGACTCTGTAAGAACTCCGTGTGCAAAGAGTTGTCGGGTTTCCTCGAAGTTTGTTTTTCCTTTTGTGTAATGTAGAGATAAGATAGTTCTACTAAAATTTTCTCTGCCCATCTTCCCAATCTCTTCTTTAAGTTCTGGACAAGACCCATAATACTTTTTCCAATCAGATTCAGACTTTACTTTTCGTTTCTTTCCTTTTGGAGTTCTAAACTGCCAGAAGTATTTACGGCCGATGTATTCCCTCCCATTTTTGAGATTTGTAATACAGTAGACGAAACCGAAGAAATCATTAATATCGTCAGAAGTGAAATGTTTACCTTCATATAACCAGGGGTTTTCGTAAACTCCTCCTTCAACCATTTCATAATTTTCATATTCACCTTATTTAGATTAGAGTTTAAATCCTGAAAATGTATCCTTCTTAACGTCCTGTTTAATGCCACCTACAACATAAGATTCTACTTCAGTCTCTTGTGGTGCTACTTGCAAACCTTTAGAACTAATCCAATGCTCTGTCCAAGGAAGTGGATTGTTCTTTATAGGCCTATCGTATTGTGGTTTCATACCTATAGATCTAAGTCTACGATTAGCAATCCATTCAACATATTGAAATAGAAGTTTGTCATTCAGACCAATCATCGATCCATTTTTAAACAAGTACTCTGCCCACTTCTTCTCCTCATTCACACACTTATCAAACATCTGATATGTCCAGTCCTCTTCTTCCTTCATGATCTGAGTCATCTCATAATCATCACCCTTTCTCCAGTTGTTTAATATATTTTGGGTGATGGCAAGGTGTTGGTTCTCATCTCTAGCGATAAGGGAGATAATTTTTGCTGACCCTTCCATAAGTTTAAGCTCACCAAATGCAAAGGAGCAAGCGAAAGAGACATAAAAGCGAATACCTTCAAGGATGTTAACATTAGTTACTGCACGATAAAGTTTACGTTTTACCTCTTTCATTTCTAAAACAGGTAAAGATGTGTCCAAGGAGGAATCCATATCTCTCCATAGACTACTCTGACCCCACTGCTGTGCTTCATTAATGAAGTCATCATAGGATTCAGTTACACTAGCAGCACGTTCTAGTATCTTAGGTTCTTTGATAATAGTATCAAAGACTTCTGATGGATCAGAATATACATTCTTAATCACATAAGTATATGATCTACTATGGATCATCTCCATAAAAGACCATACTTCCATACATGCCTCTAACTCAGGTAGAGAACAGTAAGGTAAGAAAGCCATACCAGGAGCACGGCCTTGTACACTATCA